CTTCACAAGCTTTATGCATACGTTCCAAATAATCTAAGCTATTGACAAAATTCTTATCATTTTCTTCTATTTTTAATTCAGCACGCAATTTTTTAATTTCATCAAGTTCCTCAATTTGTTTTTCCATAAATTTTTTTAATTGTAATGTATTTATTTTTTTATCAGCCATTTTTATTACTCCTTTAATTAACATCAACATATAATGTACGGAATCAATCTTTCTTATAATATTTAGTTATATAACCATCAGCGTTTAAAATTAACTCTGGTGCCCAATCAATAGCAGTTCCCATTATTTTATTAGCAAGTTCTAAGGATTTATCTATACCAGCAGCAACACAATCAATAATAACTTCATCATGTACATGCATAACAATCTTAAAACCTGCTTGTTCTAATCTAATCATAGCGACTGCTAAACAATCTCTAGCAATTGCTTGTACTATATTTTCAGTAAGTTTTCCACCATAAGTTTCTAACCTTTCCCATGTACGAGATACCTGATTTGTACCTTCATATGTGATTTTGTTATTCTCAATACGAGGTCTAATATATGTTAATTCTCGCCCTGAAGGTAAACATATACGAAGCATACCCGCTCTATAATAAAAAGCCATATTATGATGAATTTTCACTTTTGTTTTTTCATTTATAGCCTGTTTAGCTGCTTTATCCACAATAGACCATAAACGAACAATATTTGGACTAGCTTTTCTCCATTTAGTTACAATATCGATTAATTCTTCATCAGTAAGCCCCATTTTATCAGCACCCATAGCTTTTAAAGCTCCCATACTGCCCTGATAACCTAAAGCAAGTTCAGCTATTTTCCCCTTTTGTCTAAGTTCACCATTAATACCATGTTTTACCACTGGTACGTGAAACATCTGACTAGCCGATGCACAATAAATATCACCGCCATCAGCAAATACTTTCATACGCCAATTTTCTCCACTAAGCCAGGCAATAACTCTAGCCTCAATAGCTGAAAAATCAGCTACTACAAATTTATTCGATTTAGTCGGTATGAAAGCAGTTCTTATTAATTGAGATAATACATTTGGAACATTCTCATAGAAAATTTCAAATGTTTCGGCGTCATCATGTTTTAATAATTCTCTAGCATCGTCCAAATCACTCATAGAATTACGAGGTAAATTTTGAACCTGTACTAATCTACCTGCCCAACGTCCAGTACGATTAGCACCATAAAACTGAAGTAATCCTCGAATTCGTCCATCAGCACATTGAGCATTCTGCATAGCTACATATTTTTTTATTGAAGTCTTAGATAGCAGCATTTTTAGCTTTAACATATCTTTGACTTCTTTATTTTTTACTATTTTTAAGAGTTCTAATACCGTAGTTTTTGTGATTTTAGAGGGAAAAAACCCTTCCTTTTCCAGTATCCAATGTTTTAGTTGTTCTGTAGAATTGGGGTTATCTAGATTAGATATATCTTTAGCTTCTGCTGAAATTCTATTTCTAAAATCAGTATCAACTTCTACAGCTTTATCAGCTAATTGTCTATCTAATCCAATACCTCTATCATTTATTTGTTGGTCTAATACCCATAAATTTTGTTCAAAATCTGTAGGTTTGAATTTAATCATTTTCTTACGTAAATAGCGTTCAACCTCTACATCACGTTTATTATATTCTTTAAATAAATTCCAATTTTGTATATCATGCTTTGGTAAATTTCTTGTTCTGCCACCATTAGTATTAGTCGGCTTACAAGGCTTCGAAAATTCCATTATTAATTTTCGTCCAATATTCATTTTGGCTTTATCTTCAGCTAATCTAAAAATTCGACAATCCTCAGCCAGAGAACCATACAATCCTAAATTCAAAGATAACACCATAGTACATTGCCATTGTGCAGGGTCTAAAAAATAATTATCATCATAAAAACTATTAATTGTTTCGCCACCAAATAAATAATGACTTAATAACACTCTCTCAAATTGAGCATTATATGCTGTTTTTAAAACCGCAGGATTGATTAAATCTCTTAAAACCTGTTCAGGAATATCTTCACCTTGAGCTAAATCTATAACATTAACCATTTCATCATCATATGCATAGCCAAATAATAATATTTCTGCTTCTTCAGCATATTTGTAGACCCCAACTTTTTTTAAGTCGAGGTCACAATATGTTTCTAAATCAATAGATAATGTTCTCATAAAATATCTCCTAATAAGGCTTTATTCAAACATATCCTCATCTTCGTCATCAGTATTTGCAAATTCTGTTTCAAATTCGTCATCATCTAATACTTCAAAATCATCTTCTGGATTAGACGCACCGCCTAATGGCTCACCATCTTTTACTTTTTGAATATTACCTAATCCAGCAGCAATACCTGAACCTGCATCTGTTTTATAAGCATAAAATGTTACTGATACATTAGCATAACAACCACTATACACCGCAGAACGGTCAAGAATAGGTTTTATTTTTCTATCTACAATCTTAGGTGCAGTGTTGGAATTTGCGTTTATAAAGTAGCATCCTTCATATGCATCATCATCAAAACGGTCAGTATCTCCATCTCGAAGAGGTACTTTTAAATTAGGTGGAATTTTACCATTTTTATTCACTACTTTAGATTTACCTATATTTTTAGCAGCTTCTATAGCTCTCTTTATTTCAGCTATTTGTTTTTTATCAGTTTTAGGGATTATAAGTGACGCACCATATTTCAAATCCCCATTTGGTGTTTCTTTTGGTTCCCAAATATTAGCATAAGAAAGCCTTACATTCTTTAAAGTTAACTTTGTATCATTCATATTTATAATCTCCTTTAATCAAGTATTTCAAAATCATTTTCAGGGCTATTATATTCAGGTCGCGGGTCATCAATATTAACAAGTGTAGGTTTACCAGATATTTTAGTGATTAAATCATCAAGTAAAATACTAAATGTTTTTTTACCTAATAACTTAGTCAATTCAGTTATAGACTTTAATTCAGGTTCTTTCATAAAGTCAGATGAATCAATATTCGCTTTTTGTAATCTACCAATTACAGCATCAATATCACTATATTTTCGAGAACTTTTACCTTCTACTAATTTATAGCCTGGCCATGTCCTACCTTGTAGTGCTTCAGATAACGCATAATCTTTTATTTGTTTAGCATAATGAATAAGAGGTTCTATCCTATTCAATGCATCAGCCATTTCTTCATCAGACATAAATTCAGGATCAATAAAATCATACTTTGCTACACTTAAGCAGTATTCAGAGTATTTTTTACAACGCAATGAAGCCCTACAGAATAAACACCACTTACCAGCATTGAATTCTCCTATGCCATCATAGGCAAGTTCAGCAGTTGGTTTTACAATATTTTCTCCCCATTTAATCAAATCTTTTACTGATTTTTCTTGACTAGATATCCCACCATTACGTGGCTGAAATATAGTCATTTGGATAGTATCAAAATCATACATAAAACCAAAATTACTGATTATACCTAAGGCATACATCTGCATTTGTGTATTATCAATAGCACTGACAGCTACACCTTTACCATATTTTAAATCTACTATTTCTACATATTTATCAGTAATAATCACTAAATCTCCTGTACCAAAACCCTCTTTTGCCCATTCGCTATAATCAATCTTTTCTTCTATTGCTATATAAGCTGTTTTATCTATGCTTAATGCTGTATTAATTTTCTCTATACAAATCTCTATATATTCAAATACATAATCAAACATTGATTTATTATAGAATTCTTGATTTCTAAATTGTTTTGGTAGGGTAACATTGGTATGATTATGCTTTAAATAATACTTTAGATAAAATTCTCCGATGGCATGAGCTAATGTACCTTCACGTGCAGCTGCTGTTTCTTTGTCAGGATATGTTTCCTCTAATCGGGCACTAGGTGGACAAGATAGCCACCTTTTACTACCCGATGCACTTAATAAGGCATGTGCTGGCTCGGTCATTCGCCAAGAACTTCCTTTCTAAATTCATCTATCTTGTCAATTGGAATATCACTTAATTTTTTTAATTCCCATTTGTGTAAAGTATCTTTCATTCTCCCCATCAATGTATCATCTGATTTTTTGGCTTCCATTAAATCTTTTTTTAAGTTATCTCTCAATTCTTCTTCGCTCAATTGAGGTTTAGTGCTATCTTCTTTTACTTCTTCATCAACTGAAGTTTCATTTTTTACTTCACTTTTCTTTGCCTTTTGTCTAGTAACTTTTTTTACTGGTTTTTCAACAATTTCTTCTTTTTCTTCAGTTGCAACATTAACCACTGCATTTTTTGTATTTGCTTCTAAAGCTTTCGCTAATGCTCCTATAGCTTGTGCTAATTGTTCAGTTCCTTCAATTGTTACTTTTACATTTAATTCCATGATATTAACTCCTTTTATAAATTAACTTTTTATGGTAGACTTTAGTTAAGGTTTTTTTATTTGTGCTGATTAGCCATGTGCTGGTCAGCTTTTTTTAATATGGAAAAGAATTTATTAATATTATCTAAAACTATTGGTAAATCTTTAGGTTTAAAAATGCTGGGTGTTAATTTAATAGCAATCCCCTTTTTCTCATTCGTTTCATAGATTGTCTGCATATTCTCAAATCCTTTGCATATAGTTTTCATATTCTGAATAAGGTATACGTGTAATACGTCCATCTCTTTTGGCTTTTATTACTCCAGTACGTACTCTTTCATAAATAGCTCCATAACTTACTTTCGCTTTTTTAGCAAATTCACTTATAGTCAATGGCCCTTTTTCTATATCATTTAGATTTTGTTGCACCTCTATGACTTCTAAATGTTCTTGCTGAACCTTTTTGGCGATATTAATTAGTTCATCAATCTCTTTACCTAAATTTTCTTTCAAAGCTTCTAAAGCTCGAATTTTTATTTCACACTCTAAATTCCAATCAGGCATATACATAATCTCCTTTCAATTTATTTGGTTGCTACCCATAGATAAGCTATAAATTTTGATACAACGGTTTCATCAATAACCCACCGCCAAGCGTTCGTTACAATAAGGGAATAATTAGTAATAGCTAAGCATATGTTAAATATATTTGGTATAATCATCTTTACGAGGAGGTGATTATATTGAAACGTGATTTAGATATAATTAGAAATATTTTGTTATACATTGAAAACGCTGATAATAACCGAATTCGTATATATGATATTTCTGTAAATTTAAATTTGCCTATTGATGTTATAAAGTATCATATCGATTTATTAGCAGATAAAAAATTTATTATCTTACGTGGTTGTGTAACTGTACTATCTCCTGATTATAAGCCTTATGACGCTATACAAATTGTTAGAATGACTTTTGACGGATGCGACTATTTAGAAGCAATAAAAAACGATACTATATGGAACAATGTCAAAAAAGACTTAAAAAGAATTGGTGGTTCTGCTTCTTTAGACATTGTTAAAACATTAGCCGTTAATATTGGTCTAAAAATTTTACAAGAATAAACTCAACCTAAAGACTTATCAGAATTTTGATGTTGACATTTTAACTTTACCAATTCAAGTAATCCTGTAACTTCCCAAAATTCGATTCTATACTTTGCAAAAATCTCTATAATTTCATTAGCAATAGGTTCATATATAATTTGCCGTTCTTCAAGTTGCCGCTTGAGTTCGGCATTTTCTTTTTTTAATTCTTCATAAGATTTGTTCACGTTATCACCTCCTTAGTATCCTAGAATTTTTCTGCTCCACCATCTAACTTGTATTTCACGCATGAAATCTGGCATTTTACCAGTCTTCATAGCTTCAGCTAATTCTTCGGCATCTTTTTTGATTTTTGTTATTCTGTTTTGTACTGCATTTTCTAAATCAGTTGCTATTTCAAATGAGCATTTATTCAAGTTCCTGCCAAAATGAACAGCTTCTAAAGCGTAATGTCTAGGAAAAAATTTATCCAAATCGTGGTGTAGCCGATTTGATGCTTCATACATAGCATATAAATCTACAGCTCGTTTATATGAAGCTTCCTGTATAAATTTATATTGTTCTAGCCATGAATTTTCTTCATTTAAATTTAACATCTAATCACCCTTTATTTTTTGTTACTTATTAAGTAACACGGTTTGCAAAAAAAAATCTTAGAAGGTTCTTTTATTCCAAGTATCTTTATCATTTTATACATTTCATCAGAATTAAATTTTCCTTTAGACATTTTATTGTAGAAAGTTTTTGGTGTTACACCTAATTTATCAGCTAGAGCTTTCTGAGATAGTCCTTTTTTTACTATTAATCCTTTTAATGTATTAGTATCAATCATTTCATCACCATCCTTGTAACTTATTACGTAACAAATTATAGTATAGCTTTTGTTACTTGTCAAGTAATTTTTGTTATACTATAGAACTTTTTTTACACCTATTAAGTAAAATATGTTATAATGAAAAAAAATAACTTTAGAGGTGTTCAAGACATGGATACTATTGGAGATAGATTAAAAGATATTAGAAATAAAAAGGGGATGACTTTAGATGAAGTTGCAAAATCTGTCGGAGTTAGTCGTCAAACCATTCAACGCTATGAATCAGGTGTTATCCCAAACATTCCGCCCGATAAAATTTCTAAATTAGCAAATTTATTTAATACAACTACTGATTATTTAATAGATGGTAAAAATAGTTCAAAAAAAGGTATCAAAATTCCTGTATTAGGTCGTGTTGTTGCAGGCATCCCTGTTGAAGCTATTACCGATATAATAGATTATGAAGAAATCACCGAAGAACTTGCTCGCACCGGAGAATTCTTTGCACTACAAGTAAAAGGAGAGAGCATGGCTCCGCGTATTCGAGGAAATGATGTTGTAATAGTTCGGAAACAATCAACCGTAGAAAACAAAGAAGTCGCTATTGTTTTAGTAAACGGCAATGAAGCTACTATCAAAGAAGTTCAATTTCAGGAAAACGGTATTACTTTGATAGGCTGGAATCCAGCAGTATATACACCTCATTTTTATAGTGCCAAAGACATTGAAACGTTGCCTGTTCAGATTATAGGCAAAGTCGTTGAACTTCGTGGCAAATTCTAAGGAGATACCAAATGGATGCAAATCAGAAATTAACAAATACGCTGTATTTTAATACTTTATCTGATACGTTAACTAATATAAATGACCTTTTAAATTACGGCAAAAAACTCTTAAATGATGTTGTTTCATCTTCAAAAATAACAAAAGAAGCTGACAAAGTTTTAATATTATGGCTCCGAGATGTTGTAGAATTGATACATGGTTTATTATGTCTTTACCAAGGTCAATCTTTTAATAATTGTAAGGTTTTAGTTAGGTCTTTATTTGAACATTATTTGAATTTTAAATATGTT